TTGTCAACCTAGGTGAGTGCACAAACTGCAAATTCTTTTATAAGAGTTATTCAAACAGCCTACATCCTAGAAGGAAGTTGACATGTCCTAAGGAATGTGGAGGAAAAGATTCATATCGTGAGTACTCTTTGATACGATTTTCATTTTATTCAAATCGAATTGGATCTAAGATGTCAGTTAGGAATCTTATATTGAAGGAATCTGCAGCAACACAATTTGAATTCAGAGAGCCTACCACCTACATGTCTGAAGCTCCTATGCCTACTTATCAATTTGATGTTGAATACATAGAAGATGATGTTTCTATTACGATAAATGGTAGTTCGGTTATATACAAAAGACATGACAATAAATTAAAATCATTCATTCATGATTTCGTCTCCTCATGCTGGCTAGATACAACAGACATGCCCTTATCATCTTTGGGATTAGAAGGACCTACTTCTTTACTTACTCCTGATTATATAATTCCAGAAACTAAATGCGTGCTTGAGGTTGCTACTTGCGGTTCGGATAATCAAAAAGCTATTGACAATTCCTACAAAGATAAGACTATAAAGTATTATGGAGATCTGGAACAAATAGGTGCAAAATACTTCATTCTTGTGGTCTCTCCCCAGAAGGTGAAAACTAATGCAAACGTAACTCAGGAAATGGTTGACCTTCTAACATTAAGGATGAGGATGGCACAACCAGTCAAGCAGAAATTAATTGAGGTATTGGGTGAAGATGTGACAGATGATGAGTATAACGAACTGGAAAGATTATCCAAAGCCATGTTTTCAGTTATGCCTAAATGTCCTGAATTAGATGATAAGTATAAATATGTAAAATCTGAGATTGAAGAATGCTCAACTTCTTTAACTAATTCAGAAGCAGTATCAGCAGCCAGAATATTGCTAAAAGAATACGAAGGGACAAAAAATGTACATAATGCATCTAAGAATAATTTAGAAGAGTACTTATCTAAGTTCACATCTGATAATACTAGGAGTGATATGAAACGCATAAGTAATGTGCCGTTAATTCTGCCTGGTCCCGATCCTGGATACATAGATGGATGCTTACAAGGTAATGATTCATTAAAAAATGCCTGGTGTGAAGCATTACAAAAGGTTAAACCTAAAGTCAAGGAGTTTCCATTAGAAGAGATTTTAAATGACAAAGAACCAGATATTAAGCATCTTACTAAGAGGCAAATGTTAACAAGATTAGATTTAACACAGGATGATAAGGCTCATTTAGCTCTTAGTGGAGTTGGAGGGAAAGCATTTAAAAAAGA